TCAGTCCCTGAACGGACGGATTGGCCCGGCGTCCCGGACCTTCTGCGCCAGCTTGTCCAGCGCCTCGTCGTTCTCGGGCAGGACGATCATCAGCTTCGCCAGCAGATCGCCCCGCTTGCCGTTGGCGAAGGCCCCTCGCCCCTTCAGACGCATGACCTTGCCCGAGTTCGAGCCCTTCGGAATGGTCAGGCTGACCGTCCCCTCCGGCGTCCGCACCGGCACCTTGCCGCCCAGCACAGCGTCGTACAGCGGCACCGGCTGATCCATCGTCAGATCCGCGCCGTCGCGGGTGAAGACCGGATGCGGCGCGACCTTCAGCTCGATCAGCGCGTCGCCATTCTCCCCGCCGCGACCGGGCGCGCCCTGGCCCTTCAGTCGGATCGTTTGCCCGTCACCGGCGCCCTTGGGAATGGCGACATCCAGCGTCCGCCCGTCGGAGAACTGGATGCGCCGCGTCGCGCCCGAGATCGAGTCCTCCAGACTGATCTCCAGCGTCGCCCTCACGTCCTGCCCTTTGGGCGAGAAGCCGCCGCCGCGAGGGCCGCCGGCCGCGCGACCACCGCCTCCGAACATGCCGAACAGCTCGTCGAGGTCGATGTTCTCGAAGCCCGCTCCGCGCTGCCCTCCGCCTTGGCCGAAGGGGTTTCCTCCCTGTCCGAAGGGATGGCTCCGCCCGCCGGCCCCACCGCCGAAGCCGCGGAACTGTTCCCGGCCGTCCGCATCGATCTCGCCGCGGTCGAACTTGGCGCGCTTCTCTGCGTCGCCCAACAGGTCGAAGGCGGCGGTGATGCGCTTGAAGCGATCCTCCGCAGCCTTGTCGCCGGGGTTCTTGTCGGGGTGCAGATCCTTGGCGAGCTTGCGGAACGCCTTCTTGATCTCGTCCTGGCTCGCGCCCCGGGCCACGCCCAATTCCTTGTAGGGATCGCCCGCCACGTCGAAAGCCGCTCCGTCAGAAAGTTGAGCCCGACAGTTAGGCCATCGTCGGGATTCCGCAAACCGCGGCCGCGCCTTTTCCTCAGATCAGCGCGATCGAGGTCTCCACGCCCCAGCCATATCCGTCACCCTGTTGCGCGACGGCCAGCCGCGAACCCTCGGACACGCCAGCCGGAAAGTCCGCCGTCAACTCGTCAGCGAGGTACACAGCCGCCGCCCCGTCGACCTCCCACGACCGCACCACGGCGTCACCATCCAGAACCCGCACCCGGAACCGCATCGGATCCGCCGAGACCGGCTCCCCGTCCCAGCGATCCCCGTCGATCCGGCTCCGCGCGATCCACGCCAGATCCCGTCCGCCGTCCGCCCGCGCGTTCAATTTCAGATGAGCCGGGCTCCAGGGCCGCCCGTGCACGCCCGTCGCCGTCCAAGGGATCTCGCTGACGCCCGCCCCGCCCGCCGGAGCGCCCACCGACGCAACCCGCCAGATCAGCGGCAGCCCACGCTCGCCGCTGGCCAGGTCCGCCCGCGGAATCTGCGCCTGCAGCACCACGACAAGAGCCCCGGCAGACGCTCCCGCCTCCATCGCCTCGTCCGTCCCCTGTTGGGCCCTCAGCAACCCGGAAAGCTTCCAGACGTCGCCGCCGACCAAGGTCGCCGTCCGGAACTGCACGATCTCCCAGCCGGACGCCGTCTCAACGGCCACCGCATTCGCGCCGGCCAGCATTGCCGTCAGGCTTCGGCTCTCCGGCGACCGCCCTTCGATCCGCACCAGCAGGGAGTTGCGTCCGTCGATCCGGTTGCGCACGCCCGGCCCCACAGGCTCGACCAGCGTACCCACCGTCGCCGGCGCCGCCACCTCGCCCCGCGCCGTCAACGCGTCCGCGGTCGCCCCCGACCACACCGTCATCGGCCGCCATGGATCTCCAGCGACCACCGCCAGCGGCCGCCCGTCCGCCTCGCTCCCGATCAGTGGCGGCAGTTCGATCATCCTGAAGAACGGCGCGCCGGGTATGGCCGGCGGCTCAGGCGGCCTGGCAGTGTCACCACCATCCCGGGCCGACACCCGCACCACCGGCTCCAGAACCGCCTTCGGGGTCTCGTCCAGATCCAGCCGCGACACCCGCCAGTCGCCCGCGCAGCCCTCGACCTTCACCACATCACCCGGCTCCAGCGCCACCAGCTCCAGCGGCCCCGGGCTCACCGTCAGCCGCTCTGCGCCGACTGTCGCCAGAGCCCGCTCCGCGACCGCCCGCCCGGTCGCCGCCGTGCACACCGCCGGCAGGACCAGGTCGATCCCGCCACCCTCACCCGCCTGCCGCGCCGTCGCCGAACCGGTCTGATAGTCCGCCCCGCCATCAATGAATCGCACCCGCGCCTTACGCGGCTGTCGCTCCAGCAACCGCTCCGCCTTTACCGCTGCGGCCTCGTCATCCAGCACCAGCGCATCCAGCCCCAACACCCGACCCGCGACCTCGTCCCCGGTGATCGACACCCGTCCTCCGCGCTCGGCGGCCGTCAGGCCCAGTGCCGACAGCAGAGGCTCCAGCGCATCGCGCGTCCGCATCGGCCGATCAATCAGATAGCCGTCGATCCCGTCGCCGACCGCACCGATTTCAAACGCATCCGGCTCCAGGCCGCCCCAAGTCAGGATCGCCGCGATCAGGTCCCGCGTCTCGCCGCCGAGCCGCCCGTTCAGCCAGTGCCCGGTCCGCCACGCGCCGGCATCGGCCCAGACATCCCCCCGCCCCGGAAACGCCGGCCAAGGCCGCACATCCCAGCACCAGGCGTCCATCGCCTCCACCATCGCGCTGCCGGCATGATGGCCCAGCAGCGCCTCCATCGCCCGGCGCTGCATCCGATCGTCCCGCGCCCCGGTCGAGTGCGGGGGCAAGGCGTCCTCAGTGCTCTTTGGATCCTGAAACGGATTTGGCGCATTGCCGCCCCGGTCCACCGCTGCGCAGCCGAACTCCGTCAGGCGGATCGGCTTCATCCGTGGCGTCCACGCGGTCGGCGCGGTCTGCCGGACGCCCGCGATCCGCTCGTGGTGCGCATGGCCCCACCAGCCGGCCAGATCCTTCACCCGATACAGCCAGTGCTCGCCGTGCGCCGTGTCCTCGATTGGCGTGCGCACCTGCGCAGACCGGTCTGCGTCCGAGGCGTAGAACCAGTCGAACCCCTCGCCGCCAGCAACCTGCTCGGCCAGATAGTTCGGGTCGTCCGGCCCGGCCCAGGTCGCCCCGTCGACACCGCCGTCTCCCGCCCGCCAGTCGCCCAGCGGCGGGTACCAGTCGATGCCGACATAATCGATCGCCGCATCGGCCCACAGCGGGTCGAGATGAAACCGCGCCTCGTCGCCCTCGCGCAGCCCGGCATACTCCGACCAGTCCGCCGCATAGCTCAGCTTCACGTCCTGCCCGACCACCGCCCGACACTCCGCCGCCAGCGTCCGAGACGCCTCGACCGCCGGGAAGCCGCCGTTCGCATCCCGCGTCAGCGTCAGCCCGCGCATCTCCGAGCCGATTAGCAGCCCGTCCGCATTGGTCTCCGCCGCCAGCCGCGCATAGCGCAGCGCCATCCGACGCAGACCCCAGCCGTCCGCCGTGCCGAACATCGCCGCCACATCAGCCACAGCCTGCGCGCCATTACGCCCCGCCACACGCCCGCGCCACGGATAGCCGGGCGCATCCATGAAGACGAAGGGATACAGGGTCACCTCCAGCCCCCGTGCCTTCAGCTCCATCACCGCCTGCCGCACGCTCTCGTCCGACGGCGTCCCGCCATAGGCCGGAGCATCCGATCCCGGCACGCGACTGATCAGATGCGCCTCATGCCGCTCCAGCCCGGCGACCGACCAGGCGAAGGGCTCCGTCGGCTTGTCCCGCCGCTCCACGCCCGGCCGCACCCGGCACTCCGCCGCCCGCACATCCGTCCCGAACCAGCCGATCACAAGACTGACCCGCTTCAGGTTCGGGCACTGGGCCTGCAACTGGTCCAGCGACACCAGCAGGTCGGCGCGACCATCTCCACCATGCAGATTCTCCGCCGCCGTCCGCGTCAGCCCCTCACGCCGCATGACGACGTCCGTGGCCAGCATGAACTCTCCCGCCCCGGGGATCAGGCACACGCCCTCCAGCCGATCCTCCAGTCGCGGCTCGCTCCCGCGCGCCCGGTTGAACACCTCGAACGCCAGCTGCGGCACGCGATTGCCGAACGGCCCCAGCGGCAGGTCCTCGAACACCACATACGCTGTACCACGATAGGCGGGGGCTTCGCCCTCGACAGCTTCAATGAGAGGATCCGGAGCCTGATCCGCACCGCCCCGATGCACCCGCATCGTCACCCCGGTCAGGTCCATCGCCTGCCCGTCTGCCCAGACGCGCCCGACGCCGTCGATCTCGCCCTCGCACAGGGCCACGGCGAAGCTCAGCGAGTAGCCGTACTCTGTCGTCCGCGGCCCGCCCTTGCCGCCCCGCCGTGTCGTCCGGCTCTCGCGGAAGCGCGCCGCCCAGATGACCTGACCGGTCACCCGCGCCCTGCCGAAGACACAGGCCAGCGGTGCGCCCTCCGCCGTACCCTGCACCTTCAGCGCTTCCAGACGGGGCCCGCGTTGCCGCGCCGGCTCCAGCCCCGCGATCGCCCACTGATCGACGCTTCGCCCCACTAGCCCGCCGATCGTTGCCCCCGGCGGCCCGCCCACCGCCCCACCGACCGCACCGAGTATGACTTGAGCCATGCCCTATCTCCCTGTCATCCCGGCCAACGCCGCGCCGGCTGGGGAGCCCGGGCCGGGAGAAGGAAAGCGGAAGGCGGCCACCAGCCGCTTCCACCACCAATCGCCCAGCCAGGTCTCGATCACCGCCCGCCCCCAGTAGGCGTGAATCATCCGCCCCTGCCCGTCCTCCGAGCTCAGGATCGCGCAGTGCTTCGCCGCGCACCCCGGCGCCATGCGGAACAGCAGGACATCGCCCGCCCGCGCCTCGCCGACCGGGATCTCCACCAGCCATCGCCGCGCTGCCTCCAGCAGCGTCTCCGCTCCGCCGACCTCGGCCCAGTCCCAGCTGTAGGGCGGCAAGGTCTCCGGCTCCGGCCCGATCAGCTCACGCCAGACCCCGCGCACCAGCCCGAGACAATCCGCCCCTTCACCCTTGAGGCTCGCCTGATGCTCGTACCGCGTCCCCATCCAGCTCCGCGCGATCTCGACAGTGGACGCCCTCATCGCCGGCTCCCCCCGTCATTTCGCTTGCCCTCGACCGGCGTCGCCATCAGGAAGTCGTCGCCCGGGATGTCGGGAAAACCCTGAAAATTGATTCCGTTGCCGAATGTCCTGACGCAGGTCTCCCAGCGTCGGTCGCAGGCCAGCCCCGGAAACTCGCTCACATCCACCCGGCATCGCGCGTCGCCCAGGGTGGCATCGCAGTCCCGCCCGCAGGTCCGCCCGACCACGCGCTCCAGCGCCGTCATCGGCCCTTGCAGATCAGCGACGAAGGCGAGGCCCTCGCGCCGAATTCGCGCCAACCTTCCGACCCACAGCCTCACCTTCAGCTCCGGCCGGGCCCAGTCGACGCGCCACAGAGCAACCGCCGCCCCGTCGAACAGGCCGTCGGCGATGTCCGCCTCGGCGATCCCGTCATCGTCCAGTGTACCGGCCGCGGAGGCGGTCCCCGCCGCCAGCCCCGCGCCACTCTCGACCGCCCCCGCCGTCCAGCCGCTCCCGGCCCGGCACGTCACTCCCTCGACGGCCAGATCGCGGTCATGATCAGTGAAGCCCATCTCCACGCCGTCGGCGCGCCGGACGATCCAGGCATGGCACAGCGTCGCCGCCCCGCTCTCGATGCGGGCGGCCAGTTCCTCCGGAATATCGCGCATGGCCCTAGGTCCTGACCTCGATCAGGGGGACGGCCGCCATCCGTCCGGCGTCGAAGCTCTCCAGGGTCACTTCGATCCGATCGGCGTCGAACCGCACCGGCGTGTCGAACTCGAAGCCCGCCGTCACGGCTGCACCCTCCGCTGGCGCAACCGCCAGCGTCACCACGCCTGTCGTCGTATCGACCTCGAAATCCTCGACCTCGGCGCCATCTACGGCGATCCGCACGGTGCCCTCGACCGGCTTGGCGATCGTCCGCACCCAGCTGCCGTCGCCCTCGCCATAGCGCTTCACCAGGGCGAAGGCCGTCCGGCTCCCGTCACCCTCCCCCAGCACCTGATCCAGCCACCCCGGCGTCACTCCAGGCGCGCACGAGCGGAAGTCGGCGAAGTCGCGGAACCGGAACCCGTACAGCCGCCCGCGCCGCGCCTCGAAGAAGTCCGTCAGCGCGGCCATGTCGCCCAGCGACCTCAGGTTCGCCCCGATCAGATACCGGCGCCGTCCAGCCGCCCACGGTGTCGACCGTCGCTCATACCCGGACGCCAGCGTGACCACCTCCGTTCGCCGCTCGACCCCGCCCGTCGACCCGAACGCCAGCCGCGCCGGCAGCCTCGTTTCATGAAAGCTCATCACAGCCTCCGCGCGCCGAGGCTGACGGCGCGAGCCAGCGCCTGAGCGATCTGGGCCTCCGAGCGCAGCAGTCCCTGCGCGCCGCCGTCCACCCGGACATTCACCGTCACGCCACTTCCGCCGACCGGCTCGACGGTCCCTGCGCCCGTCGGCCGGAACACCTCCGGCCCGCGTTCGCCGACCAGATAGGCGCCGCCTCCCTGCACGGGCCCGCCATCCGCGCGGCTGCCCGAGAACAGGCCGCCGACGGCCCGAGCGATCGCGTCCGACAGCCCTCCTCCCTTCGTCCCCGCCGCAGCACTCACCGCGGACAGCACTGCCTTCGCCAGCTCGGCCAGGCTCAACTCGCCATCCGCCGCCGCCCGCGCCAGCGACCGGCTCAGACTGTCGCCCGCCCGCGCGAAGGCCCCGTCGATCGCATCCGCCGCCCGCTCCGCCGGCTCCCGCAACGCCTCCAGCGCGGCCGCGGCCTCCGCCGCCTTGCGCGGCACATCATCCCGCTCGAACGTCTCGCTCATCGGGCCACGCCTCCGTCAGTCGTTTCAGTTCACCCCGGCCCATCGGCCGTTCGCCCTCCAGCGCTTCGGTCAGCCATCGCCACTCACGCAGCGACAGCCGCCAGAAGGCCTCCGGCCCGACGCCCAACCTCGCCGCCATCCGCATCATCCCCGGCCAGGGCGTCATTCCGCGGCAGCCGCGAACGCCCTCGCCACCGCCTCGGCAGCCGCCTTCGGATCGACCACCGCCTCAGCCAGCCCATCGGCCAGCTCTCGTTCGCCGCCGGCACGCAGCAGGGCCGTCAGAACCACCGCCAGATCCCGGGCCGACAGCCTGCGCATCCGCTCGGCCAGGGCGCCCAGCCCCTCGACCCCCAAGGCCGTCTCGATCTCCGCCAGCGCCCCCAGCGTCAGGCACAGCCGACGGGCCGCGCCGGCCAGCATCACCTCGATCTCACCCCTTGCCCCGTTCATCACAGCGCCTCGAAGGTGATCTCGCCGGCGCTGGCCAGACTGATCGCGAACGTCGCCTCGCCCTCGTGCTCGCCCGCGTACTCAAGCGCCGAGACGAGGAACGGCCCCTCCAGCTGACCGAAGTCCGGCACGATCAACCGCCACGTCCTCGCCGCCTGCGAGAAGAAGGCGTCGCGGATCAGGGCGTCGGCTTCCGCGTCCCGGAAGATCCCCTGCCCGCTCACCGCCGCCGACTTCACCCCGGCCCCGGCCAGCAGCTCACGCCAACGCCCGGCGCTGTCGCCGTCGGTCGCGTCCACCGTTCGGGCATTCAGCGCGATCGTCCGCGCGCGCAACCCCGCCACGGTGACGAAGGCGCCGCCCGTGCCCCCGATCTTCAGCAGGATGTCTCTGCCGTTCTGCACCGCCATCTCACGCCTCCTCTGTCACGGCGCGCACGCGCAACACCGCATGGGTTCTATGTCCGTCAGGCGAGGTCCGGACGGCAGCGGACCGCACGTCCAGGCTCGCCGTCCTGATCCCGTCCGCCTCCAGGGCGATGTCAGACAGCGCCAGCCGCACCGCCGCCATCGCCGCCTTCGCCTCCTCGGTTCCGCGAAAGTCTGACGTGATCGTCAGCGTCAGCATCTGCTCGACGCCCCCGCCCTCCGCCCGCAGAGGCCTGCTCTCGCACCGACCGATCTGAAGATGCGGCAAGGGCGTGCTGTCCCGCGCCGCATCCACGATCCGTCCGCCAAGGATCGCGGCCACGCCGGTCTCCGCCTTCAGATGCGCGATCAGGGCCTTCTGCAGGGCCAGTTCGTGGCTCATCTCATCCGCTCCAGAGTCAGGATGGCGCGCCCGCCCACGCTCTCGACGGCCATGATCCGCCAGTCCGTCCCGCCGAAGCGCAACACGCGCCCGGCCTTCAGCCGGGGATCGGATCGGGTCTCCGCCGTCACCGTCTCGACGCCCCGCGTCACCCCGGCCTCGGTCCGCTCGCGCCGTCGCCGGGCGCCCAGCTTGAGCCAGGCCGAGCCCACCGGCTCGTAGGTGACGCTCCGCCCGCCGTATGGCGTCTCGGCCTCGACGGCTTCGAACAGTCCCGCCAGCGCCCTCACAACCGCACCACCCGGTACGGCGCGATCCAGGCCTCGACCGGCGCGATCGTCATCTCGCTGCCTTCGCGTTCATAGGCGCGAAGGGTCAGCATCAGGATCGCCAGCCTCAGCGGCGCCGGCGAGGTCGAGGTCAGGCTCAGCCCCACCTCCCCCTCCACCCGCGCCCGGGCCGCATCGATCAGCGTCTGGATCAGCCCGTCCTCCGCCGCGTGCTCGACGCGCAGGAACAGCTTCGCTTCGGTGAGGCTCACCGGTGCGGTCATTGGAAACCTCGGTTGTCTGGAGGAATGCGAACCGGCCGGCGGTGGAAGCGCCGGCCGCCCGAACGTCAGCTCGCGCTGAACTTCATCACCTTGATCGCGTCGAAGTCCTGCACCCCGCCGCCCACGCGGCGCGTGGTGTAGAACAGGACGTAGGGCTTGGCCGAATACGGGTCGCGCAGCACCCGCACGCCCGCGCGGTCGACGATCAGATAGCCGCGGCGGAAGTCGCCAAAGGCGATGGCCGGGGCGTTCGCCGCCACGTCCGGCATCGTCTCGATCTCGGTCAGCGGATAGCCCAGCAGGCTGGCCGTCTCGCCCGCCCGCTGCGCCGGCTGCCAGATGTAGTTGCCGTCAGCGTCCTTGAACTTCCGGACCGCAGAGACCGTGCGCCGGTTCATGACGAAGCGCGCGTTCGGCCGGTACTGGGCCTTGGGCGCATAGACCAGATCGATCAGGCGATCCGTCGGACTGGTGGTGGCGAAACCGCCCGCCCCGCCCGAGGCGACATAGCCGATCTCGCCCCATTCCTGCTCGGCGTCTCCGACGACGTCATAGTCCAGGAAGCCGCGCGGCTTGTTCGCGCCGTCGCCATTGACGAAGGCCTCGGTCTCCTGCGCGGCGAAGGCGTCCTCCACCTCGGCGGCCAGCCATTCGTCCAGATCGACCAGGGCGTCGTCCAGCAGGGTCTGGGTCGCCGCTGGGCAGGCGTAGAGGTCGGCCGACGGAAACTCCAGCAGCGCCAGCGTCGCCGGATCCGTCTGCGGACGCGCAGCCGTCTCGGCCACCCAGCCCGAGCCCACGCCGGCGATCGACACCGGCTTGCGGAACACGCCCGCGGCCACCGTACGCACTGTGGCGATCTCGCGCATCGGCGACCCCGCCATCAGCCGGCGTTCGATGGCCCGCTCGGTCTGCTCCGGCACGACGTAGCCGCCCGACGTCGGCGCCGTCGACAGCCCCGCCTTCACCTCCAGCATCGCACCGGCGCGCATATAGCCGTCGAAGGCGGACTTCTCTTCCCCATGGAACGGGGAGGGAGACCGCGAAGCGGTGGAGGGATCACCCAGTTCCGGACGCCGACCCTCGCTGACGATCCGGTCCAGCCGCGCCTGCGCCCCGGCCACCGCCTGATCGATGCGCGCGACCTTCTCCTCCAGCAGCGTATCGGCCGAGGCCTTGCGCTCGATCTCGTCCAGCCGGGCGTCATTGGCGCCTTTGAACGCCTCGAACGCCGCCATCATTTCGTGCATGGCCGCGCGGGCCTCCGGCGTGACCGGGGCCTGTTTGATCTCTTTCATTGTGTCTCCGGTGGTTGAACAACCGCAGATCGCGGTTAGGGTCCGGGGGTGACCAGCACCGCCCGGAAAATCTCCAGCTCACACGACAACGGGCGCTACACCCGCCTCGAGACGGCGGTCATGTCTGCCCTGGCGCAGGATCTGCGCGGCCAGGTCCCCGACATCGCGGCCCAGTTCTCACGCAGCAAACCGACCATCCGGCGCAACTCCGGCTTCGGTCAGTTCACGGAAATGCTGGTCGACGCCCACCGCTCCGCCCCCGGCGGTCCAAGCGGCGAGATCGGCACGGTCCACGTCGTCGTCGCCGGCCTGCGCCACCCGGTCGCCTTCCGCGCCCGCGTCCGCGACGGCCGCCTGCTCGGCCTGCTGGCCGACAGCTATGGCGAGGACACCCGCGGCATCGATTTTGCGACCGTCCCGTTCGATCAGATCTTCACCCTCGATGCCGGCGGCGCCCCGGTCCATTTCGCCGGGACGCACCGGCCCGAAACCGCAGCCAACCAGGCCAAGTCGCGCACCGAAGCCCGGCAGGAAGCCAGCCGGGCGCCGCCGGTGCGACAGGCCCCGCCCCAGTCCGTGCCGACCTCCGCGCCCCCGCCCCGGGTCCAGCCCGCGCCGGCTCCCGTCGCGCGTCAGGCCCCGCCGCCCCGCCAGCCTCGGCCTGCGGAGATCAAGCCCGATCCGGACGTCATGTCGGACGAGGACCGGCTGACCATGCGCATCGGCCTGTGGGCCATGATCGGCGTGGTGGGCATGCTCCTGTTCACCGTCTTTGGCGTCCCCCTGCCTTTCCTGCTCGTCGCCGGCTTCGTCATCGGTCGCTTCTTCCAGACCGAGAAAGGCCTTATCGCCCTGCGCCGCATCCAGCAGTCGCTGAAGGCCGCCCAGGACGGCGCGCAGTCTCGCCAGACAGGCTGAACCTCGCCCCCGGCGCCATCGGGAAGGTCACCAGCGACACCTCCCACAGATCGACCTCGACCAGAACCCGCGCCGCACCCTCGCGCCGCGCCCGCAAGGCCCTGAAGCCGATCGACAGTCCGTCCATCGCTCCGGCCCTTGCCAGCGCCTGGGCGAACCGCCCCTCGGCGGACCAGTCCATGATCCGCCCGCGCATGAAAAGCCCGCGATCATCCTCGATCGCCGCGTCCCAGATCCCGACAACTGCCCGGCTCTCGTGCTGATGCAGCATCCGCAGCCCGCCCGCGCCGGTCCGCGCCAGACTGTCCGCGAACGCGCCCGTCGCCACCACGTCCCGGTTCAGATCCGCCACGCCCCACAACGACGCATAGCCCTCAATGAGGACATCGCCGCCCATCAGAATTCCTCCAGCCGTCGCTCGATCCGCTCCACCGCCGCACGCGTGCTCTCCGACTGCGTCTCCAGCCGCGCCAGCCGTTCGGCGACCTGCTGGTGCTCGGCCACCCGCTCCTCCAGCGTCCCGATCCGCGCCGCCGCGCCGCCTGCCCAGATCAGTCCGCCGATCGCCTGCACCGCCAGCGCGGTCAGCAGCCCGACCGGTATCTTCCGTCCATCCATCGCTCACTCTCCCACCCCGGCCATCCGCCGCCGTTCCGCATCGGTCAGGAAGCTGGCCGCATTCAGTCTCGCCCACAGGGCCTCGCGCTCGGGCTGCAGCGCCGGGACGGCCTCCAGATCCGCCTCGATCCGCACGCCGGGGAACCGGGCGCCGAGCCATCCGGTCAGGGCCCCGGCCGCCTTGCGCGCCAGCGGCGCCACCGTCCCGCGCCAGAAGGCGGTGTTGGCCTCGCGATAGTTGGCGTAGGTCGCATCGCCGGGGATCCCCAACAGCTGCGGCGGCACGCCGAACGCCAGAGCGATCTCCCGTGCCGCCGCATGCTTGCCGGCGATGAAATCCATGTCGGCCGGCGTCCAGCTCATCGGCTTCCAGTCCAGCCCGCCTTCCAGCACCAGCGGCCGCCCGGCGTTCACCGCTCCCGCATGCGCCTCGTCCATCTGCGCCCTCAGCGCCTCGAACTGCTCGCCGGTCAGCCGCTCGCCGTCCCGCCCGTTGAACACCAGCGCCCCGGACGGCCGCGCCGAGTTGTCCAGCAGCGCCTTGTTCCAGGCGCCTGAGGCGTTGTGCACATCGATCGCGAAGGCCGCGGCCTCCAGTGGCGAGAAGCCGTAGTGATCATCCGTCGGATGAAACAACTTCAGGTGCAGCACCGGCATCCAGCCGTCCGCCGCGCGGCCGATCCGGACCGACCGCCCGTCCACCGCATACTCCCAGGCTTCGGGCCAGCCGCCCCGCCCCGGCACGACCTTCATCCGGTCGGGCCGCAGGGACCACAGCTCTTCCGGCGCGCCGTCGCCCGTCGCCTCCGCATAGGCGTTCCCCGCCGTCTGCAGCGCGCCGTACAGTCCCTCCAGCCACTCGGCCCCCGACTGCTCCGGATTGGGTCGCGCCAGCAGCCTGACCAGCGGATGATCGTTCGTCCTCACCCCGTCGGCGAACACGATCATCGGCGTCGCCGCGGCCGCCTCGGCGATCATCCGCACGCAGCGATAGGCCACCGGATTCTTGCCGAAGCCCTCGCTGGCCAGGCTGGCGTAGTCCCGCGGCGTCCATCGCGCCCGACCGCCGCCGGCGTATGCGATCAACGGGCCCGCCCGGCTGTCCTTGACCTCAGGCGCGCCTTCGCGCCGCCGGCCCGTCAGGGGCCACCGCCAGTTCCGCAT